ATGCGGGCTGGAAGCCCGCGCTCCGAAGGCGATGTGATCGCGAACACCAGCGGAACGCAAGTGACGCCCATCAAATTAGCTGACGCGGGCGACTACGAGGCCGCCATGCAGGCTTGGCAACGCGAGCAGGTGCTCGCCGAGGTCAAGCCGGGCGAGCTCGACGCCTACCGGGCCTGGCGCGCCGCGCAGGCTCAAGCCCAAGCCCAAGCCCACGCACCCTCGCAACAGCCCGCGAAACTCCCCCGATCCCTCGCCACCGCGTCCGGCAACGGCGCGGCCGGCAGCCCCCACATTCCCGTGGGTCCGGGCGAGGCCTTCGCGAGCGTCATCCCCCGATAGAGGACTTAGCCTTCCATGGCCGAAACCATTCTCGCCACCGCATCCGAGCGCCAGGTGTGGGTCACCACCTATTTCCAGGAGTATGTCCGGCAGAGCCGGTTCATGCCCTACATGACCAACGCCGACCTCAACAAAGGCGGCATCATCCTGACCAAGTTCCAGCAGGAATCCGAGGCCAAGCGGACGATCAACATCCCGTTCATCGGCCGGCTGCAGGCGGCGGGGGTGACCGGCGCGCAGGTGCTGGACGGCAGCGAAGAGGAGCTGACCAACTACAACTGCCCGATCACCATCGACTGGCGACGCAACGGCGTGCGGCTGCCCAAGTCGACGAGCTTCCGCACCGAGATCAATCTGTGGAACGCGGCCAAGGATGCGCTGCGGGTGTGGGAGAGCGAGAAGATCCGCGACGACATCATCAAGGCCCTGGCATCCGTGATCGTGGACGCCAACGGCACGGCGGTGAACATCGATGCGGCCACCGCGGCGCAACAGAACACCTGGGCCGCGGCGGTCCCCGACCGGGTCCTCTTCGGCGCCAACATCTCCAACTATTCGGCCACCTTCGCCACGGCGCTGGGCAATGTCGCGACCGGAGCCACCTGCTCCTCGGCGATGATGAGCAAGGCCAAGCGGATCGCCAAGAACGCCTCGCCGCACATCCGCCCGTTCCGGGCCACCGAGGGTGACGGGCGGGAGTTCTATGTCGCCTTCCACGGGGCGCGGACGTTCCGCGACCTCAAGCTCGACACCGTGATCGTGGCCGCCAACACCCAGGCCCGGGCGCGGGAGTCGGCGGGGATGAAGGATAACCCCCTCTTCCAGGACGGCGACCTGATCTATGACGGCGTCATCCACCGCGAGATCCCGGAGATCGACACCTATTGCGCCACTACCAACGCCAACGGCGGGGCGATGTTCACCGGCACGGGGGGATCGGGCGGCGACGTGCGCCCGGTGTTCCTCTGCGGCGGCGGGGCGGTGGGGATCGCCTGGGGCCAGGAGCCCACCCCCCGGACGGATATGATCAAGGACTACGGGTTCCGGCCGGGCGTGGCCATCGAGGAGCTGCTGGGGGTCAAGAAGATCAACTTCAACTCGGTCGATAACGGCGTCGTCACCGTCTTCTGCGCCGCCGGCCCCGACGCCTAAGAGTTTGATCCGCAGATGGCGCAGATAAGGCGCAGATGAAGAACAGAGAGTAGATTTGCGCTTCGCGCGAAGCGCAACAGTCTTCATCTGCGAACATCTGCGACATCTGCGGACAAACCTTCCTTCCCTTCCCCCCCTTCATAAGGACAAGCACCCATGGCCACCTACCAGGCCCCTCAGGTCACCACTTACGGCTATCAGCCGCCCGGCACCGGGCATGGCGAGTGCCAGATCACCCAGCATCTGCACACCAGCGCCTATGTCTCCGCCGCCCTGGCGACCAATGACGTCGTCCAGTTCGGCTATATCCCGGCCAATGCGGTGGTCAGCGGCGTGACCCTGAAGGCCGACGGCCAGCTCGATTCCAACGGCTCGCCGACGCTGACCTTCGACGTCGGGGTGACCGGCACGGCGCAGCTGTTCAAGGCGGCGGTGACCACGGTCGGGCGGGCGGCGGGGGCCTCGGTGGACACCACCAACGCCGCCGCCGGCACGCTCTACAAGAATACCAGCGGGGCCAAGCAGCTGATCTTCGCCACCGCCCACGCCGGCGCCGCCACCGGCGCGGCCGGGACCCTGGAGCTCGATGTCACCTACTGGGTCGAGGATACGCCCGGCTCGCACGCTTAGGCGGCTTAGCTCACCTTCGCGCCCCTTCCACCACCTCGTCCTTCGGCGAGGCGGTCCCCCTTCCCCGCGTTGCGGGGAAGGAAAGCGCCGGCGGATTTTTCCTCCCCCGGGACCCGCCGGCGCGATCCTTCTTCCTTCGGAGCGCTTAGCTTCCAGCCCGCTCTTTTTGTTCAAGGGTAAGGTGCGGGCAGGATGCCCGCGCTCCGAAATGAAGGGAGCGACCCATGGATTATTCCCTGGCCACCGGGGCCGGCGCGGCGGTGACCGCGGCGGTGGGGGTGGTGGCGCTGCTGGTCCACGTGGTCCGCTACGCCTACACCCGCGGCGAGACCAACAACCGCCTGGAGAGCCTGGAGAAGGCCCAGGACGCGGCCGGCGCGACCCACAGCGTTCTGGCTTCGCTGACCGCCACCGTGGCGGCCCTGGAAAAGTCGATCGCGCGGCTCGACGCCGCGCTCGAGCGCATGCGCGGAGGACTTCGATGAGCTGGAGCTACAGCCAGGCAACCGGAAAGCTGCGCGACCCCGCCGGCGAGTGGGTCGGGACCGGCTATTCCGGCCACGGCGCGGGGCTGAACAACCCGGCGATGGAGGCCGATCCGGACGTGGGGCCGATCCCGGCCGGGATCTGGATCATCGGGCCGCCGAGGGATCCCATCGATCACCTGGGACCGCTGGCCATGCCGCTCGAGCCCATCCCCGGCTTCGATCCGCATGGGCGCAGCGGCTTCTTCATGCACGGCGATTTCGTGGGCGACACCGGCGAGGCCGCCAGCCATGGGTGCATCGTCATCCAGCGCGCCGATCGCCAGCTGGTCGCCGCCAGCGCCGACCGCCGCCTGCTGGTGATCCCATGAGCGCGGCCCTTTCGCTGATCCGCTCCGAACCGGTGCTGATCCTGGGCGGCGTGCAGGCCTCGCTGGCGCTGGGCGCCGCGTTCGGGCTGCATCTCACCGGCGAGCAGGTCGGCGCCCTGGTCAGCGCCTCGGCCGCCCTCCTTTCCATCGTCTGCCGCCAGGCGGTCTCGCCGGCGGCGCCACCGAAGGTCTGATCATGCCGAGGATCCGCTACATCGGGACCGAGGAGGGCGTGATCGTCTTCGGTATGGAGTTTCCGCCGGGCGAATGGGCGGAGGTTTCCTCCATAGCCGACGCGCACGTCGCCACGCTCGACCAGAACCCGTGGTTCGAGGTGAGCCTTCGGAGCGCGGGCTTCCAGCCCGCATCTTTGGCCGGAAAGAGCGGGCTGGAAGCCCGCGCTCCGAAGAAGAGGTGACCCATGCCGACCTGCCGCGTCGTCATCGCCGAGGCGATGCGGGCGATCAAGGCCATCGCGCCGGGGGATGATCCGGAGGTCGATGAACTGGCCGCCGGCCTCGAGGCGGCGCAGAGCGTGGTGCTGGACCTGCACGAGGCGCGCGGACCCTTGATCGACGTCGATATCACCGCCGCCACCTGGATCGCCGGCGAGAACCAGCGGATCCGCATCCAGGCCGGCGACACCGCGACGGTGACCCTGCCCAACGCGGTGGCCATCTACGGGGCGTTCGACCCTTACGACTACGGGTTCGATCCGGCCGCCCAGCAATGGCGCTACGTGCCGCAGGGCACGACCGGCCCTGCCGACGGCGTCCAGTGGCGCCAGCCCCATGACGGCGCCCGCATCGAGATCGTCGGGACCACCCAGGCGCTTTATTTCTACCGCGCCGACCTCAACCAGTGGATGGCGGCCTATGGCCTGACGCTCGACGGCGAGATTCCGCTCAACGCCCGCTACCAGAGCGCCATCGGGGCGCTTCTCGCCGAGCGGCTGATGGAGGTCCTGCCCGACGCCGCCGAGCCCACCCCCGGCCTGCGAGCGCGCATCCAGCGCGGCCGCAGCGCCCTTCTGATCCGTCCCGGCGTCCGGCGCGAGCCGGTGCGCGCCCAGTATCTCTAGCAAAGGAAGGCCAATACCATGTCGATCTTCACCACCGTGTTCTCCGACGTCGTCAAGCTCATCGAAGGCTCGGCCCAGACCCCCGCCGCGCAGCAGGCGGTCACCGACGTCAAGACCGCCGCCGCGTCCGCCGAGGCCGCCGTCGCCCCGATGCTCGACGACATCGCCAACGCGGCGCTCGGCAAGATCCCGTTCGGCGTCCTGGCCGAGCCGATCGTGGACGCCATCATCAACGGCGTCGTCGCCAAGCTGGAAGCGCGGCTCTCGACGGCGGTCGCCGGCGCCTGAGGCACGACGCCGGCGCTCGCAAATCAGGGGACATGAACGCATTGGCGAAGAGAGACGCCAATACGATCAAGTCCCCATTTGCGTCCCCGTTTGCGACAGACAGAGGATGACCATGACCAAGCGCCTGATCATCAGCGCCCTGGCGGCGCTGACCATGGCCGCCTGCGAGGCCTCCCCGGCCTTCGCCGGTAGCCAGACCGGCGTCTCCGGCACGCTGGATGTCTCCAGCGCCGACAGCCAGGCGTTCACCGGCGTGGTGGCCATGACCGTGGGGACGAGCTACGCCCCCGGCCGCTCGATCCTGATCGACGCCACGGCGGCGGGCAACGTCTCGCTGACCTTCTTCGACGGCTCGACCCTCACCCTGCCGGTCAACGCCGGGGTCACCATCCTGCCGTTCGCGGTGACGGCGGTGAACACCTCCGGGACCACGGCGACGGCGACCTATGCCAACCTGACCTGGGTTCCCGGCGGATGAGGGCGCGCCTCCTCGCCGCGCTGATCGCGCTTTCGCCGGCGCTGGCCCTGGCCGAGCCGGCGGCGGTGCTCGCCCCGGCTGCCCTGGGCACGGCCGCGGCAGCCAACACCGGCGCCGGCGCCGGCAATGTGCCGACCAACGGCGCGGCCCTCTCCGCCTCCACCGGCCTGTGCACCAACGCCAGCTCCCTGCCGGTCTCCTGCCCGGCCCTGGCCAGGACCGTGGCCGTCGCCGGCAATCCGGGATCGACCACCAGCACCACTCTGGTGATGGCCGGGTTCGGAAAGACGCTCACCCCGGCGCGGACCGGCGCCGTGTGGGTCTATTTCGCGGCCTATTGCTACAACACCACGGCCGCCGCGCAGGTGCACCTGCAGCTGGCCTATGGCGTGGGCACGGCGCCGGTGAACGGCGCGGCGGCCACCGGGACGGCGTTCGGCCCCCTGCTCTATTCGCAATCGACCACCGCCAACGCCGCGCAGAACTGCTCGGTGGGCTATGAGGTCAGCGGCCTGACGGTGGGAACGACCTACTGGTTCGACGTCCAGTTCGAGGCCGCCATCGGCGGCGCGGCCAATATCGGCGGCTCGGCGATGACCCTCCAGGAGGAGCCATTCTGATGGCCGTCTCCGGGGCCACGGCCGCCCTGACGGTCGGGCCGGCCACCGGCGCGGCGGCCTGGATCGACCCCGGCCAGGGGCTGCGCGCCGGCGCCCTCCAGGCGCTGGCCGCCGGCCCCGGCCAGGCCCTTGAGGTCCGCGCCGCCAGCGCCCGGGCCGGGGCCGGCGCGCCGGTCGCCGTCGTGGTCGTGGGACGGGCGGCATGAGCCTTTCCCCCGGGGATCTGGTGGCCCTCGATGAGTGCCCGGCGGCGCCCGGCGCTGCGGCCAGCGATCTCATTCCCACCCTGCCGGCGGGGGCGACCACGCTGGCGGCGCGGAGCCTGGGCGCGGTCCAGGATTTCGTGCTCGGCGACGTCGCCGCCTTCGGCTTCGTCGATCCCACCGGCGTCCTCGACTCCTCGCCGGGGTTCGCCGCGGCCATGGCCAGCGGGCGCGGCTTCCGCGTCGGGCCGGGGACGTTCCTGATCAATTCGCCGCTGGCCGCCGACGCCGTCGCCAACCACGGCCAGCTGATCATCGGGGCCGGGGCGACCGATTCGCTGGGCCAGGGGACCGGCAAGACCCTCCTTCGGCCCGGGCCGGCGGTCACCGACTTCATCACCGTCGATGGCACGCCGTTCGGCGGCTACGTCCAGAGCTTCGGCATCCGGGACCTGACCATCGACCTGGTCAATATGGCCGATGTCGGGACCAACACCGCCATCCGGCAAGTCCAGGCGTTCGACTGCCGCTATTCGAATATCCGGATCATCAATGACGGGGCGGACAAGCTCGGGTGGCTGTTCAACACCGGGGCCTACACCACGGTTCTCGACACCTGCGTCTTCCAGCGGGCGCAGGCCCTGGGAACCTCGACCTCGAACGGCGTCACCACCCTGACGTTCCTCAATTGCGACGCCGGCTCGCTGAACGCCAACTATTGCAATTCCCTGACCGTCCTCGGCGGGGCCTGGCAGGGCGCGGCCAACACCAAATTCAAGCTGCGCAACGGCTGCGACTTCTTCCTCAAGACCGACGTCGAGGGCGGCGGGGTGTTCCTCGACGTGGACGCGACGGTGAACGGCCTCTGGTCGTTCGTCGAGCTCCAGGGATTCACCGGGACCTATCAGTCCGGGACCATGGCCCCGGCCAGCTTCCGGTTCGATCAGCAGACCAGCTACAACACCTATCCGGCCTCGCTCGGCTGGGACCATGTGCGGCTGAACGCCGGCGGCGTGGCCGGATCCTCCTCGTTCTTCAGCGGCGCCACCGGGGCCAGCTACTTCCTCAGCCTCGGACGCACCGCGCAGGACGCCATGCTGGCGGTGAGCGCCGTGGCCAGCGACTTCGTCTCCGGCTGCGCGCCCGGCGATATCATCTTCGGCGGCTGGAACGTCGCCGGCAGCAATCTCTACCTCACCGCCGCCGAGGTCATCGGCGCGAAGGTCACCGCGGCGGGGTTCAATACCTTCGGGACCGGCGCGCTCAATCAGGGCTCGGTGGTCATCCAGCCGGCCGCCGACACCGACGTCCTGACCATCAGGAGCCACGCCGGGACCCTGCTCTACGACTTCAACACCCAGGCAACCGCATCGAACAGCGAGTTCAATTGCCTCAACGGCGCCGGCCTCATCGGCTACACCGACAGCTTCGTCACCCAGAGCTTCCGGATCATCACAGCGACGGGCCAGGCCCTCTTCACTTCGGCAATCCTGCAACCGCTGACCGACGGGCTCGGACTCCAGGTGTCGAACTCCGGCGGGGCGCCGATCCTGGCGGTGACCACCGCCGCCACCGCCTCGGCGAGCACCCTGGCGATCAACCAGGGGGCGTCGCTCACCGGCTACAGCGACGGCGGGACCACCGTCCAGTGGAGTCTCAATTCGGCGACAGGACTCCTGAAGCAAAATCCGCAGACCCTGGCCTCGTTGCCGGCCGCCAGCGCCTCGGACGGCGTTCGCACCTTCATCAACAACAGCAACGTCGTGGCTTCGGGAAATTTCGGGGCGGTGGCGGCGAGCGGAGGAACGAACACGGTCCCTGTCTACAGCGACGGGGTGAGTTGGAGGATCGGATAGCCGCGAGTAATCCTCGGTCGTGGACCTAGCCGAGTCGCCGCCTCGCTCGACCGTCCGAGGTGCAAGCGTGGCCTCGGCCATCCTGGTCGTCGTCGTGATGGCGGCGCTCTACCACTTCTTCCATGGCTACGCGGTTCCGGATTGGGATGGCTACAACACGCTCTACGGCGAGGGCGGCGCTTGGCTCCTGAAGGAGGGGCGTGATCCAGTCTTCCTGTGGCTCCTGCGCGGGATGCGCGTCATCTTCGGAGCCGGCGGCTACAACGACTTCCGAGCAGCCCTGTTCGTCTTTTTCACGACCATGGTGGCGATCGTCGCCTTCCTCGCGCCGCCCCAACGGGCGCTTGGCCGGCTGACCGCACTGGGGGTCGCGCTGATACTGATCGAGCCTTTCCTCCTGAAGGGACTCGCGCAAATCAGAGAGGGGCTCGCGTTTCTGGCGGTTCTCGCAGCGGTCGCCTCGATGTTCGCGTTCCAGCGCCGAGGCTTTGTGAGGTCGGGGATGGCGGCCGTCCTCGCCACGGCGATTCACTTTGGGACAGGCCTGTTTGCCGCGATATGGGTGATCGCGGCCTCCCAAACCGCGCTTGGAACGCGGGTATTGTCGAGAGGGTTCCAACACCTGCTTTGCGTGACGGGCCTGACCGCGGGGCTTGGAATCGCGCTCTTGATGCTTGGCCACGATCAAACCCTGAGGCTGGCGCTGCGGGACTACGGCGTAAACACCTCGGCCGAGGCGATAGGTGGCCTCTGGAAATACGCTTACTGGTTCTTGAATGGCGCCCTGGTGCTGGTAATTCGTCGCCAGCTGATATTCGCGGCGGGGGCACGGCAGTTCGGCTTCCTCTACGCCACGACGATCGGCTCGTTCGCGATGCCGCTTCTTTACGCGCTCTGCTTTACTCTCGTGTTCACTGACTTCCATATTCCCGCGATCACCTCGATGATCATTCGTCTCCTCTTTACGACCATGGAACTATCGCTCGTCGTGGTCGTATTTCGCGGTCGGGCAAATCTCATAACGGTGGGCGTGGCGGCGGTGATGGCCGTCGATCGTCTGCGCCTGCTGTTGAGTTAAATCGTAGAAGAGGCGGAGGAGATGAACCATGTCCCTTCTGCCCCGCGACGTGATCAAGCAGGCGATGGTGCACATCGGGGAGCTGGTCTCCAACGCCGATCCGAACTCCGACCAGATGAGCGATGCGTTCCTGGCGCTGAACACGCTGAAGCGCTCGCTGTTCGGGACGGTGATCGGGCCGCGGCTGAGCCCGCAGAGCGTCAGCGGGACGGCGGGCCAGGCGGAGAACGGCGGGGAGTATCAGATACCGGCCGGGGCGTTCACCCTGACCGCGCCGATGAACCCGACCTCCGGTTCGCGGTTCGCGGTGGTGGACGCGGGGCTCTCCTTCGCCGCCACGCCGCTGACCATCGTCCCCAATGGGCGGCTGATCGGCGGGTCGGCGGCCAGCCTGACGCTGAACGTCGCCGGGGCCGGCGGGGCGTGGTGGTTCCGGGGCGATACCGGCAACTGGACGGCGGAGGCGGATTTCGCGGGCCTGACCAGCGCCATCGAGTTTCCCGACGCCCTGATCGCCTATCTGCCGTTCATGCTGGCGGTGGTCCTCAGCCCCCAATACGGGGCCGACATCGCCCCGACCGTGGCCCAGGCCGACGCGCAGGGGCGGGCGGCCTTCGCCCGGGCCTATGGCCGGCGCGGCCGGTTCCAGACCGACATCCCCTTCGGCATGGCCCAGCCGGCCCCCGCGGCGCAGGGGTAGGAAGGGCTATCCGCAGATGTCGCAGATTACGCAGATGAGGAAGGGGGCGCTTCGCGCGAAGCGCAATTCTACCCTTCGTTCTTCATCTGCGACATCTGCGTCATCTGCGGATAATCTCTTGAGGCGCTGATCCATGGCCGAGACCGGTTCCGCGCCGCCGCAGCAGATCGCGCAGTTCCGCAGTGACGGGATCACGGCGGCGACGGGGCTTCGGATACCGTTCTTCTCCGGCGACTTCTCCCGCGCCTATGGCCTGCCGCCGGCGCGGATCGTCAACATGATGAGCGAGGCGACGCCGCTGCGGGAAGAGCGGCCGTATGTGCCGCTCGTCGGCTTGCGGGAGATCAGATACAGCCGGCCCGGGCTGGTTTCCTTCGCCAACTACGCGGCCGGGCCGACGCGGGGGCTCTTTCAGCAGGACGGGGCGTTCGGCGGGGCGATCTTCTGGGTGACTGGAACCAGCGTCTATCACGGCTCGGTCCTGATCGGCTCCATTCCCGGAACCGGCCTGGTGCGGTTCGCGTGCACGGAGAGCCAAGCGGTGTTCGTCGCCGGCGGGGTGGCGTATCTGTGGGACGGGACGACGTTCGGGCCGCTCGCCTCGAACCTCTCGTTCATCGCCAATTCGAGCTACCTTCCTCCCATTATCGATGTGGTGTGCCTGGCGCAGCAGTTCGTGTTCGCGTGCGCCGCGTCGATCCGCTTCTACTTCTCGGCGGTGAACGATGCGACCAACATCGATGCGCTCAATTTCGAGTCCAAGGAGGTCTATCCCGACCCGATCGTGGCCCTGAGCATCCTCGACGATCAGCTCATGGTTCTCGGCTCGGCGTCGGTCCAGTATTTCACGCTGTCAGGCAATGCAAACGCCCCTTTCGCCCCCAAGTTCGGCGGCGGCTTTCAGCGCGGATGCGCGGCGCGCGATGCGGTCAGGTATGCCGACAACGCCATCTTCTGGGTGGGCGAGAACCGGGTGGTCTATCGCAGCGCCCCGGTTCCCGGCCGCGTCTCGTCAAACTCCATCGAGGACAAGCTGCGCCAGTGCGCCGATATCAGCACCCTGTCGGCCTTCGTGGTCAACTTCGAGGGGCACGAGCTTTATGTGCTGACCATCCCGGGCGTGGGGACCTACGCCTATGACATCAGCCGGATCGGCACGACGATCTCGACCTATGGCGACAGCTGGTCGCGCGGCGAATGGGACGAGTGGCAAAGCTGGGGCGCGCCGGTGTTTCGCGGCACAGCCGGGATCATGGCCGGGGGCGTGGCCTACGTCGGCGACAACGCCAGCGGGGCGCTCTTCACCATGGAGATGGGGGTCTATACCGACGCCGGCGGCCCGCTGGTGCGCCAGGTGTCGAGCTTCATCAAGATCGAGGAGGGTAATCCTCGCTGCCTCAACTTCGTGCTGCAGTGCGTCGCCGGGGTCGGCAATCCCAGCGGAGCGGGGATGAACCCGGTGGCCGAGATGCGGTTCTCCGACGACCTCGGCGGGACGTTCACGCCGTGGCGCGAGACCAGCCTCGGCGTCCAGGGCGGCTACGCCACGCGGGCCATGTGGCAGCGGCTGGGCCGGATGCGCGCGCCGGGCCGGCTGGTGGAGATCCGGGTCAGCGATCCGGTCAACGCCTGCTTCAGCCACTTGGAGCTCAACGCGTCGAGGCCGGCGTGGTGATCCTCACCCGCGAAGCGGGGGAGGGGGACCGCCCGCCAAAGGACGGGTGGTGGAGGGGGCGGGGTCCGTGCGCCGGCGCTCCTTCCCCCGCCCCCTCCGTCACGGCGCAAGGGGGCGCCGCGCCACCTCCCCCGCATAGAGGCGGGGGAGGATGGTGAACATCCCTCAGCCGCAGTTCGCCGAGCCGATCGTCGATGGGCGGGGCCTGGCGAGCGGGCCGTTCCGGACCCTGCTGCTGGCCATCTACCAGCGGATCGGCGGCCAGAGCGATGCGGTGGACGCGGCCATGACCCTCGCCGCCGGGGCCGCGCCGCAAGCCACCCTGGTGGTCGCGGCCGGCGGCTTGCAGGCCGGCGGAGACCTGACCGGCAATGTCGGCCTGGCGCTCTACGCGGCGGTGACCACGGCGGCGGCCCTGCCGGTGACCGGCCTGGCCGACGGCGACTGGGCCTATGCGCTGGACGGCCGCAAGCCCGGCGAAGCCGGCGGGGCCGGGACCGGCGTGCCGGTGTTCTTCTCCGGCGGGGCGTGGATATCGGTCTGCAGCGGAGCGATGGTGACGACGTGAGAAGACTATCCGCAGATGACGCAGATGACGCAGATAAGGCACAGATGAGAACTATGGCGCTTCGCGCGAAGCGCAATTCCGCCATCTGCTCTTCATCTGCGTCATCTGCGTCATCTGTGGACAATCCTTCGGGAACTCTCAAATGACCGGAACCATCCTGCCCGCCATCGTGCTGCGCGCGGTGGACGCCAATGGCGCGCCGATATCGGGGGCGCAGCTGCAGTTCTATCTCACCGGCACGACCACGCCGACGCCGGTCTATACCGACAAGACGCTGGGAACGCCGCTGGCCAATCCGGTGGTCGCCGACGGCGGGGGGCTGTTCGCGCCGATCTTCCTGGATCCGGCGGTGACCTATCGGGCGCGGCTGTTGAACACCACCGGCGGCCTGATCAGCGACAACGATCCGGTCGGCGGGCCGCTGACCATCGCCGCCGGCTCGATCTCGGCGGCCGACCTGGCGGCGGGCGCGGCGCTGGCCAGTCTCGGCTACACGCCGCTGAACAAGGCCGGCGACACGGCCACCAACCTCATCCTCGCCGCCTCGACGATCGGGGCCGCCAGCGCCGGCTACCTGGGCGCGCCGGTGAACGAGCAGGACAGCGCCTACACCCTCACCCTCGGCGACGCCGGCAAACTCATCCGCTCCAACAGCGGCTCGGCCATGGCCATCACCATCCCGCCCAATTCCGCCGTCGCTTATCCCACCGGGACCTGCATCGCCTTTCGCAACGCCGGGGCGGGCGTGGTGACGATCACCCGGGGATCGGGGGTGGCCCAGACCCTGGCCGGGGCCGGGACCAGCAAGGACGTGGCGCTGGCGCAATACGGCCTGGCGACACTGGTTCAGGAGACGGCGAACACGTGGGTGATCTCAGGCGTGGGGATCAGCTGATGGACGCGGCATGACCGGGGCGATGCTGGCGCTGGCCGGGGCGGCGACCTCGGGCGGCGGCGGCGGCGGGGGCGGCGGGGGAACGCTGGGGGCGCTGGCCTGGGCGGCGATCTATGGCCCGACCAGCGGGGCCAATGCGCCGCTGACCATCGCCGGGATCACCTCGGCCCACACCCTGGCCGCGACGATCAGCGGCGGGGCCAATCTCTCCTATACCTTGAACGGCGTCGTGGCCCCCTACACCGGGGCCTTCGCGGTGAACGCCGGCGACACCCTGTCGTGGACGGTGAGCAAGCTCATCAGGCGCTCCGGGACCATCGCCGTCACCGACACCAGCAACGGCGGGGCGGCGGTGGACAGCTTCGACTACATCCTGACCGGGCCGGAATGAGGGGGCGAGTGAGTGGGCTCGACCGTAGCGCGGGCTTCCAGCCCGCTCTTGCCGGCGCTCGAAGAGCGGCCTGGAAGGCCGCGCTACGAAGAGGGCGGGGATGATCCGGATTGAGCGGGACCGGGCGTGGTGGACGGCGGTCGCGGCCCATCCGGCGGTGATCGACACCCTTCACGGCATGCCGCCGGAGGATATCGGCGATGTCGCGGCGCGGCCCGATGTCCTCCCCTTCGCCACCGCCAACGGCGGGTTTCTGGTCGCGCCGCTCGATGCCCTGGGCTTCGCCCGCGACATGCACGCGATGTATCGCCCCGAGGGCTGGGGCCGGGAGGCGGCCTTCGCCTTCGCCGAGGTGCTGGAGGCCCTGTTCTGGGGCGGCTGCCAGGTGGTCAACGTCTATGAGGTCGAGACCAACGTGAAGAGCCGGCCGCCGCGGACCAGCGGCTTCATCCAGGCCGGGGACTGGCGCGGAACGCCGTTCGGCCGCCTGAGGCTGTGGACGCTGACCCAGCGGAACTGGTTCGCCTCGCTCGCAAGGAGAAGACTATGCCGCCCGTCATCATAGCCGCCGCCATCGCCGGCACGGCCGCCGTCGGCGGAGCGCTGATCAGCTCGTCGGCGGTGAACAACGCCAGCAACGCGGCGAGCAACGCGGCGGCCCAGAACAACGCCCTTCAGAGCCAGATCTATCAATCCAACAAGGCGCTGGAACAGCCCTATATCGACAGCGGCGACACCGCCAACACCGCGTTGCAGGGCTTCCTCGGCCTGGGCGGCGATCCGGCCGCCACGAGCAAGGCGTTCAACGACTACCTCAATTCCACCGGCTACCAGTTCAACGTCGATCAGGGGATCGCGGCGATCGACCAGAATAAGGCCGCCTCGGGCCTGCTCAACAGCGGCTCGACCCTGAAGGCGCTGGACGCCTACGGGACCGGCGAGGCGCAGCAATACGGCCAACAGTATGTCGGCGACCTGCAGAACGTGGCTCAGACCGGCGTTTCGGCGACCAACGCCCTGGCCGGCCAGGGAAGCAACTACGCCAACGCGGTCAGCAGCAACAACAACTCCGCCGCCACCAACCAGGGCAACGCCGCCATCGCCGGGGCCAACATCGAAAACAGCGCGATCAGCAACGCGCTGAAGGCGTTCGGGACCTTCCAGGGCGGCTCGAGCTTCGGCGGGGCCGGCGGCGGGGCCAACGCCTTCACCGGCCTCCTCGGCGGCGGAATGCAGCCGGGAGGGGCGTGA